GGAATCTTCCGATTTACAGGCAACAGGTAGCGGTGATTCGTCACCGGATCTGGAAATATCTGATGAGGCTGTAGAGGCGCTGAGCGAGGTCGTCACAGCGTTGGCCGAGGAGGGAATCAATGCGCCTGATGCACCGCAAACGCCGGCGAAAAGGCCGTATCGTGCCTGCGCTGCGGCGAACGCTGCGGCCAAAAACAAGCGCAAATATGGCTGAGCAATGGCGCATCGCCCGGGAGTGGATGTGGACACCCGCATCTGCTCCCGAATCTGCCAAGCTGACCGATGAACCGTGGCAGATACGGTGGCATCGTTTGACCGGCGTCACTCCGGATGTCGCCAAGGCCACAGTAGCCATGGCAAAGACGATGGGCAATGAGCCGCCGAAACGGCTCAGAAAGATCCTCACACTGGGCAAACTGAGTCGCGAAACATGCAAAAAAGTCAGGTAATTGAGACCAAGTACACCATGACACCGGGCGTGGATTACACCGATGCCCGCGTCAGAGTCGATGGCAAGGACATCTGGATCCGCGTCGGCGGCTTCAAAGCGTCAAAGGACGCTTATGCGTTCCTGATTGAGGAGGCCGAATTGCAGGCCCGCGGACCCAAGGCGAACGGTCATGGGTGAGACCGCCATTGATGAGATGTTGCGCCAGTATCAGAGCATGCCGCAAAAAGAGCGCGACGAGCTCGATGCGCTGGTTGATTCCAGATCAGCGGACCGGCTGTGGATGCCCTCCCCAGGGCCGCAATATGACGCGGTCAATTGTCTGGCTGACGTTCTGCTCTACGGCGGCGAGGGTGGTGGCGGCAAAACCGACCTCGAGCTCGGCCTCGCATTCGAGTACCACGAGCGAACGCTCATTATTCGCAAGCACTACACCGATTTACGCGGCATTACTGACCGGGCCAAGGAGATCAACGGCACCGACAAGGGCTACAACGGATCGCTGCCGCCACGCCTGACCACGGTCAAACACGATCCGAAAAAGCCCAATCTGATCGATTTTGGCGGGCTGGCTCAGGAGGGTGACGAGCAGCATTGGCAGGGCCAGCCGCACGATCTGATCTGCATTGACGAGGTGGTGCAGAATCGTGAGTCACAAGTCCGCTTTCTGATGGGCTGGAATCGAACCACGACCGAGGGCCAGCGGTGCCGGGTGGTACTGGGCTCGAATCCGCCAACCGACTCCAAGGGCATCTGGATTATCAAGATGTTCGCACCCTGGCTGGACCCACGCTATCCCAATCCGGCTGAATATGGCGAACTGCGCTGGTGTGTCACCGGGCAGGACGCCTCCGGTAACACGTTCGATCAGTGGGTCGATGGTCCGGACGCCAAGGTCGCCAGTGGCAAGTTCGACAACGAGGGCAAGCCTGAATATCTGATACCGCTCTCGAGGACCTTCATCCCTGCACACTTGTCTGACAACCCGTTTCTGCGTGACACCAACTACAAAGCGCAGCTGGACGCGCTCCCCGAACCACTCCGATCTGCCATCCGTGACGGCAATTTCATGGCAGCGCGCCGCGATGAAGCCGATCAGGTCATCCCGACCGCATGGGTTTACGCCGCGCAAAACCGCTGGATGGACGCTGAGGGTCAGCCGCCAAGCGGTGTGCCGATGTGCGCCATTGGCGTCGATGCAGCACGTTCCAAGGACAAAACGGTGCTGGCACCGCGCTATGACGGCTTTTACGTCGAGCTCGTGGCCGTTCCGGGCAAGGACACACCGCACGGTCGCGATGTGGCAGCCCTTGTCTTGAAAACCCGCCGCAACAACGCAACGCCGGTGATCGATTGTGGCGAGATCAACGGTGCCGAGGCATGGGCGCACCTGGATGAGAACGGTATTCAGTGCATCCGCCATGTCGGCATGGACAAGTCGGTCGCGCGCACCAAGTCCAAGCATCTCAAGTTTTTCAACAAGCGCGCCGAGGTCATCTGGAAATTCATGGAGGCGCTCGATCCGGAGCAGGACGGTGGCTCACCGATTGCGCTACCTGATGATCCGGAACTGGTTGCTGAGCTCACCGCGGTCAAGTGGGAACTGACGCCGCAAGGCATCAAATGCACACCGAAAAAGGACGTAGTGGCCGAACTGGGCCATTCTCCGGACAAAGCAGACGCGGTTATCATGTCGTGGTCTGCCGGTGCCAAATCGGTCACGCACCTGGGTCAGTGGCGCGACGATCAGAGAAGTGGTAATTTCGGCGGCAAGCGACGTCCGCAGGTCAATCTTGGCCCACGCCATCGACAGCCACGGAGGCACTGATGTCTGGTCTCAAAAACACCGTAAAACGAGCAATAAATGCGTCTGTCGGCAAGGGCTACAAAACCAATCGCGAGCGACGCGAAGAAAAAAGAGCCAAGCATCAGGCCGCACTCGACAAGGTCTTTGCCGGCGCCGAGATGCCGGACGAGGAAGTCATCAAACGCAACGAACGACGCAAAGCTGCAGCCCGCAGGGGCTCAATCCAACGCAATGTCTTAACTGACGAGGATTCACTCGGATGAGCAGAAAATCGGAAATTATCTTTGAGCCCGGGGCAGTTGTACGAGGCCCCGGCACAGTAAACGCTGATCGCGGCGTGGGCGAGTCCGTCAATTTTTCAGCCTTTTTGGATGTTACTGCCGAGACTGGTACAGCGACCCTGGATGTGAAATTTCAGGAATGGGATCAGGCCTCAGAGAAGTGGTACGACATTACTGGCGGCGCCTTTGCGCAGGCCACTGGTATCACCAACGAGCGGATCACGTTCGCGGTCAATGCGCTGCGGATTCGCTGTGTGCAGGTACTCGCCGGCGCTACGCCGACGATGGATTACACCGTAGGTGCCATTGGAGCTCCGTAATGAGGCCACGCGATATAGCCGAGCGGGCCGGCAAGCTGTTCTCAGACCGCAAAGCGATCACGACTCTGTGGCAGGAGATCGCGGAAAACTTCTACCCGCAGCGCGCAGACTTCACGATTCGACGTTATATAGGCGAAGAATTCGCGGAGCATTTGTATTCGTCATACCCGATCCTCGTACATCGGGATTTATCGAACAGCTTTGCCGCTATGCTCCGGCCGCGCACAAAGGAATGGTTCGAGATCGAGGTCGAGGAAATGGACGCGGTCTCCCAGGCCGGCAAGGCGTGGCTCGAGTGGGCGACTGGCAGGATGCGCTCTGCGATGTACGACCGCCGCTCGCAACTGATCCGGGCGACCAGTGAGGGCGATGCCGATTTTGCGGCCTTTGGCCAGTGCATCATCACGCGCGAGATCAACTGGGCCGCCGAGACGCCGCACCTGCTCTACCGCTGTTTTCACCTGAGAGACGCCGGCTGGTCCGAAAAGGCTGATGGCTCCATTGGTGAGATCTATTTCAAGTGGGAGCCGACCGTCAAGCAGCTGACCGAGCAGTTTGGCGAGGACGCGCTTCATCCGCAGCTGAAAAAAACCAAAACCAAAGAGAATTTGCGGACCGTGCCGTGCATGCGCTGCGCGATCACGACTGATGTGTACGCCGGCCAGCAGGATCAGGCCACGGCATTCCCGTGGATCCTCGTCTACCTGGATACCGAGAACAACCACATCATCAAAGAATTTGGGGTGCAGTCCAACGGCATCATTCTGCCCCGCTGGCAGACCGTTTCCGGTAGCCAGTACGCCTATTCTCCTGCCACCGTTGCCGGACTTCCCGACGCACGTCTGTTGCAAGCCATGAGTCTGACATTGCTCGAGGCCGGGGAAATGTCTGTCAGGCCACCAATGATTGCGACCCAGGACGCACTCAGGTCGGACATTCAACTGTACAGCGGTGGGATCACATACGCGGACGTCGAGTACGACGAGCGAAAAGGCGACGTTTTGCGGCCAATCAATCAGGATCGACGTGGCTTGCCCATGGGCTACGATACTGCCGAGCGTCAGATGAGCATGCTGGCCGAGGCGTTCTACATCAACAAATTAACCTTGCCGCCCCCGGAGGGCGACATGACCGCTTTCGAGGTGGGTCAGCGCGTGGAGGAGTATGTCAGGGCAGCCCTACCACTATTCGAGCCGATGGAGCATGAATACAACGGCCAACTTTGCGAGGACACCTTCGATGCCCTCTTGCGCGCTGGCGCCCTCGGATCTATGGACGACATGCCACCTGAGCTCTCAGAGCGCAACATCCATTTCAAATTTATCTCGCCGCTGCACGACGCCATGGATCGCAAAGAAGCTGCGACGTTCATGGAAGCTGCCGAGCTCATTCGCATCGCCGTGGAGACCGATCCGAGTGCCGTGGCGCACTACGACTCAGGCACAGCATTGCGCGGAGCCCTCGAGGGTATTGGCGTGAAGGCCTCAGACATCCGACCGACAAGTCAGGTAAAACAGATCATTCAAGCAAATGCAGAACAAGCCGCGGCCGAGGAACAGGCCGCCGTCGCACGAGATGCCGGAGCCGCACAAAGGGAAGTAGCGCAGGCGGAGAAACTAGACAGGGCAGCCGCGTAATTGGCGTTAAAAAAATCGATCAGAGAGTGCGTCCCACAAAAGGACCCACTCGCCAGACCACATTACACCGAATCCGAGTGTCAGGCGCTCCGAGCTCAGTTCCGTGGCGAGGCCACCAAGCACCAGCAGAAATTGGCGCTCGAGTGGGCGCTGCGGGCCTTTGGTACTCACGATTCCAGCTACCGCCCCGGAGATTCATACGCCACCGCATTCGCAGAGGGACGGCGTCACGCCGGCACGACTATCGTGTGGATGCTATTCGAGGCGCCAACACGCACCGATCCTGATAAGATCGCTGCACGAAAATTAGGAGATGACCCAAATGCCAGAGCCGATAATAGATGATCAGGGCAACGCCATAACCGCTCACTGGTACGACGATTTCGCAGGCGAGGACGAGGGGCGGCAGGAGACTATGTCGAAGTTCGATAATTTCGAGGCCTTCTACGACGACTACAACACCGCCAAAAACGCTGACTGGCGTGACGGCATTGCCGGCGACGACACCAAGTTCAGGTCTACCCTGGATCGCTTCGCGGATGCGCCAGCCTTCGGTACGGCATTCCGTGATGGCCAGCAGAAAATACGCTCAGGCCAGCTGCGACCGGAGCTCGCGGATGACGCTGACGAGGGTCAGATCAAGCAATTCCGTGAGACCAACGGTATCCCGCTCGAGGCTGCCGGCTACCTCGAGGATCTTCCTGACGGTCTGATCGTTGGTGAGGACGACAAGGAACTGATGACCGGATTCATGGATGTGCTGCACGGCGTCAATGCGCCGCCGAAAATCGCTCAGGCTGCAATCAAGTGGTACAACGATTTCGAGGAATCGCAGCAGGACGCCATTGCGACGCTCGATAATGAGCAGCTGGTCGAAGTAACCGACGCGCTCAGAGATCCCGAGGAGGGATGGGGTAAGGATTACCGCACCAACATGAACCTCGTCAAAAGCCTGCTCTCTGGCTACATGGGCAAAGAGGCATCCGAGCAGCTGACCAACGGGCGCTACCAGGACGGCCGCGGATTTTTCAATGATGTCAACGTAATGAAGGGGCTGGCGACTCTGGCCCGCAAGGTCAACGACGTCTCACCGCTGATCGCTGACGATCCGAAAAAGATGGCAGGCCTGCACGATCGAATTGCCGAGCTCGAGAAGTACCAGAAGGAGAACCGCACCAAATACTTCGCTGACGAAAAAGCGCAGGCTGAACTTCTCGGACTGTATGAGGTAAGATTGGAAACGGAGAAAAAGGAAAAGGACGCAGCATAAGGAATTGCCATGAGCAGACTGCTAAAGAGGGCGCTTTCCGGTCGCAATCCAGGTGGTATTGCTGGATATGACACAGTAACCGGAGGCGGCTCCATCTCTCAGAAATACACTGGCGTCGGGCATCGAGAAAACCCGGCAACCGGGGATCTCGGTCCTGATGCACCTGGGCAAGACGATGGCGGCGGAGGGCGTCCGCCACGCGGCCCTCGAGGTCGCAACCGTAGACTGGGTGGCGTCAGGTCGCCGCTGTCGTGAGCGAGACTGCGAACATGACGACCTACCGTGGATCCAAGCCCAAAAAGGCGAAGAAACAAAAGCGCAAATTCAAAAAGGCTACCAGCCACGCAAGGGACTATACGGTCAAATCATCAGTCAGCTATTGACGCCAGCATCGTCCTGACATAATCTCGCCCTACCACATCCGCCGGCCAACCTCTCTTGAGCCCCGGCACCCTACCGGCCCCTGCCGGCAGACGTGCGGCCCCTCACGGCTAACCCGCACCAAGCCACCAACAGGCTAACCCGACAAGTGGAAACGGAATTTTCATTTTTTGGAGGATAGCCTAATGGCTGAAACTGCCTTTCAAATCCAGTATCGACAAGAATTCATTCATGGATTCGAGCAACTGGTATCGCTGGTCCGCGGCTTCACAACCACGGAAACAGTGATTAAAGGCAATCAGGCGACGTTTCTAGTTGCCGACTCGGGTGGAGCCGAGGCCAAGACACGCGGTGTCAACGGTCTCATTCCTGCTCGTGGCGACAATCTGAACCAGCCGGTTGCAACCCTGGTCGAGTGGCACGATCTTGTGCGCAAGACCGATTTCAACATCTTCGCCTCTCAGGGCAATCAACGCGCAATCATGCAGGCAACCTGCATGGGTGTTATCAACCGTAAGATCGATCAGGACGTCTTTGGCGAACTGGCGACCTCAACGGTCAACATCGGCGCTGCGGTCGTTTCGAGCACCCTTCGCGTCCTACGCGCGAAAACGGTACTCGGCAACAACGATGTGCCGTGGGATGGTTGGATCTCATTCGTCATTACGCCTGCAACTGAGGCCTACATGATGGGCGAGAACGACTTTGCGAGTCGCGACTACACCATGAACGGGCCCTTTGATGGGGCAGATCCGGCGTGGCGTGATCGTCCGCAAACTTACCGTTGGCTCGGAATGAACTGGTGTGTTCACCCGAACCTCAACGGCGGCGGTGGCCCCGGTTCAGCAACCGAGGAAACCTATATGTTCCACAAGTCCGCGATCGGACACGCTTACAACGCGGACGATCTCGAGATGCGGGTAGGCTACGACGAGGAACAGGATTACTCCTGGGCTCGTTGCAGTATCTACATGGGCTCACAGCTTCTACAGAACTCTGGCGTCGTCATCGTTGCACACGATGGTTCTGCTCTTGTAGCGGCATAACGGGGAGGATTTGAGATGGCTTATTCAACAAACAGCTTGAACGTCGCAGTCCCTCGCGTCGGCGGTGGAGACGACCTCACCTCTGAAAGTGCAGCAATTTGGATCTACCGGGAAACCGCAGATGCAGTGCTTGCCACTATCGTAGCTGACAACTACATCACTGACGGTATCGAAAAAGGGGTCAAAGTTGGCGATGTGATCTGCTTCATTGAGACCGCTGTCGATGCGGCATGGGGCACTGTTGACACAGTAAGCGCCGCCGGCCTCGTTGGGATAATCTTGCTCAGTAACCCGTAAGGGCGACTGGCGTAAGAGCATCAACTGCGCGACAATCCGGGGGCCGTTCCATATGGGGCGGCTCCCTTTTGTTTTTGGAGGTACTCAATGTCTGAACCAGCGACAGCAGAACATATCGAAGATCTCGGTGAGCACGACGATCCGGAACATATCGGAGATCTCGGTGAGAGTCCCGCGCAGGAATCACTAGAAGTTCCTGAATCAGTCAAGCCGATCAGCCTTAACCGATTCGGTGTTGCACTCGAGAAGCGCAATGAATTCGTGGTCAATTGCAAGCACGGCGCGCTGCCGGAGCATGTACTTGAAGTCGAATTTTGGGAGCATATTGCTCGGCATCTCGGCCGTGGTGACATCGTAGAAGTTACGCCTGATGACTTGGCATGGGAGATGAATGTGCGAGTCATCGACCGTGGCAATAACTGGGCTACGGTCAGGGAGCGTTTCAGAGTCGACTACGGTGGTCCAGCGCAGATTGCGCCGGAAACGCCGGTGAAGTACAAGGTCGAATGGGCCGGTCAGACCGATAAATTCCGTGTTGTATTCAACGGCGAGGTTCTCAAAAAGGGCTTTGCAACGGAGATATTGGCAGGCCAATACGCTTCAAATCACGCTCAGGCTCTCAAGCGGTAGCCGAGCAAGGACGGTCGTCATGCGCAGGGATGCGCTGGCTGAGGAGGCAACATGCCAAGCAAGCTAAGTATCTACAACGGGGCTTTAACGGTCCTGGGTGAAAGAAGCCTCGCGACAATCACTGAGAATCGCGAGCCACGCTATAAGCTCGATGAGGTTTACGACAACGAATTCATCGATCGCATTCTGCACATGGGCCAGTGGAATTTCGCCGGCAGATCTGCAGAGCTAACGGCATCGCCTTCTGTGACGCCCTCTTTTGGCTATCAGTTCGCGTTTGATAAGCCGAGCGATTTCATTCGCACGATGAAGGTCTGCCACGACCAGTATTTCGATGTTCCGATCACCCGCTACTCTGACGAGGCAAGCTGGATATTTGCGGACACCGAGATCATCTATTTCCAGTACGTGTCGAACGACTCGCAATGGGGCGCGGATCTCAGTCTGTGGCCGCCGAATTTCACCGAGATGGTCGAGCACTATCTGGCGTGGAAAACCGGCCCGAGGATTGCGGGGCTGGATGTCTCAGATAAGAAACTCGGCAAGCTATGGAAAGGCTGGCTGGCTGAGGCCAAGGCGACCGACGCCATGGAGGGGCCGGCGAAGTTCCCGCCCAAGGGTGGATGGGCTCAGTCGCGGCAAGGCTTCCGCAGGGGCAATGTCGAGCGCGGCAACCGTAGCCAGCTGATAGGATAATGACCGACCAGGACACACAGATCCTCGCGTTCAATCGAGGCGTCCTGTCCTCGATTGGTCTGGCGCGGCTGGACATCCAGCGGTACGCATGGTCGGCAGCACTGCAACGCAATTTCATGCCTCGAGTGCTCGGCAGCATGATGCTGCGCCCTGGGACTCAGTTCATCGATTACATGAACGAGGACCTTAATCTGGTGCGGCAGATGCCGTTCATCTTTGAGGAGGATGACACCGCGCTACTCGAGTTTGGCGTCGGCGCTTACATGCGCGTTCGCATCAATGACGTGCTGCTCACGCGGCCCGTGGTCGCGACTACAATCAACAATCCCAGTTTTGTCGGAGCCGACGACACCAGTCCGCCGACCAGCTGGACGATCGACGATGACGCGAACTGCGATTCGTATATTTTCGACAACTCGCTGTACCTTCGGGGTTCCGGTGAGGGCTTTGCACGGACATATCAAACGATGACCGTGGCGGCCCCTGATCAGAACGTCGAACACGGGCTGCAGATCACAGTGACCCGCGGGCCCGTGCGCTTGCGCGTCGGATCTACGGTGCAGGGCGATGAGTACATCGATGACACGGTGCTCGCTGATGGCGTTCATCATCTTGCCTTTACGCCGACCGGAAATTTCACCATTGAGCTCTCCAACGACGAGGACTACAACGCGGTCGTCGCTGCTTGCGATATTTTCACCGGCATCGTCTCGTTCGTCACCGGCTGGTCGACCGAGGATCAGGTCCGCTCGGTTCGATGGGATCAGTCCGGCGATCGGATCTATTGTGCTGCTGATGGTCTTTCTCAGAACGTAATCGAGCGGCGGTTCGATGGCCGCTCGTGGTCGTTTGTTGAATTCATTTCCAATGACGGCCCGTTCCGCACTCTGAACACGAGCTCGGTGACGCTGGCACCATCCGCTGTCCAGGGCGACTACGACACCAACACGATGACGTATGTCACGATCGATGTGTTGCCTGCCGGCACGACCTTTTTCAAAACACCGCATCAGGGCGGAGCCTTTGGGCCCGGTGCGATTTTCCGCATCGCCAGCGCAGGTCAGAACGTCACTAACACGGCCTCGGCCGACACTGGCGTATTCACAAATCCGATCCGCGTGGCGGGTAAAGATGCTGCGCGCACATTTGGCGTCATCGTCGAGGGTGCGTTTGTCGCTACAGTGACGCTGCAGTTTGCGTTCGATCCGGCAGGCCCGTGGAACGATCAAGGCAAAACGTACACCGTGCCGACAACGGACAGCTTCACTGACGGCCAGGATGATCAGATCATTTTCTACCGGCTGATCGTTAAGATCGGTGACTGGACCTCTGGCGATGCCACGATGACGCTGACCTATACCGGCGGCTCGATCGAGGGCATTGCTCGAGTGCACGAGGTCGTATCGCCCACGGAGGCCCGCGTAGCGGTGCTCTCACCGTTCGGCGCTACTACCGCCAGCAAAGATTGGTGGGAGGGCGAGTGGTCAGGTCGGCGTGTGTATCCAAATGCGGTGACAATTCACGAGGCCCGCCTGTGGTGGGGCGGCAACGATCGTATATGGGGATCTGTGTCGGACGATTTCGAGTCTCACGATGACACCGTCGAGGGCGACTCCGGACCGATCAATCGCACCATCGGCGCCGGCGCTATTCGCGTCATCAACTGGATGATTTCCATGGCTCGGCTGATGATGGGAACGAGCGAAAACTCAGCCAACATCGCTGCGCAGCGGCTTGATGGCAATAACCCGCTCTCAGCCCGATCGACTAACTTCGACGAGCCGATGACGCCATTCAATTTCAACATCAAAACGACCAACTCGCGCGGCGTGTTCGTGGATCGGACCCGCCAGCGTCTCTACGAGCTCATTTACGACATCGACATTCAGGACTTCAAATCTGTGGATCTGTCGATCTTCGCGCCAGACTACAACGGCGTCGGCATTACTCAGATCGCGGTGCAGATGAAGCCGGATGTCAGAATCCATTGTGTGCGAACTGACGGCACTGTCGGGGTCCTCGTGTACGACCGCGCTGAAAACGTCATGGCGTGGGTCGACGTCGAACTCGGCGGCCCGGGCAACTGGTGTGTCGAGGATGTGGCGGTGCTTCCCGGTACGGTCGAGGATCAGGTTTACTACACGGTCAAAGCGTTCGACGGCAATCTTGGCGAGGAGCGATACCTCCTGAAATGGAGCCTCGAGTCCGAGGCGATTGGCGGTCTGAACAACTACCTGGGTGATGCTTGGTTCCAGTATGACGGCGTTCCGATCAACACGCTGACCGGCGTCGATCACCTGACCGGGCACACGGTCACGGTTTGGGCAGACGGTAATTACGTGGGAGATGCGGTGGTGAGCCAGTTCGGATCACCGGGCGAGGTGGATCTGTCAGTGTTCATCGGCGCACCGTTCTCCAATGTAATTGTCAGTTTGCAGTACACCGCGCAGTTCAAATCGACTAAGCTCGCATCGCTGCAGGGCATCGGTCTGCTGGAGTACAAGCGCGTCAATAAGCTCGGGTTCCTTGCTGAAAATTTGCATCACCTGGGCCTGCAGTACGGCCCTGACTTCGACACCCTCTACGATCTACCGCAGCGTGAGAAGGGCCAGAACATCGCCCCCGGCTTTATTTGGGACGATTATCACGAGGAGGATTTCCCATTTGGCGGTGAGTGGGAAGAAGATTCACGGGTATGCCTGCAAGCAGTAAGTCCAAAACCTGCGACAGTGTTGGCAGCGATAGCGCAATTTCAGTCGGTCGAGAAAGCGACCCGGCGCCGCGAATAACTTGGCGTCGTGCAAGCGCAGCTGACATCACTGAATACTACGGCGAGCCGTATCGGTACTCGATGCGCGCCAACGTGGCGTTTATGGACGACGAGATCGTCGCTGTGATCGGCGTGGCCAGACATATCGAGTGGGGCCTTTTCTTTTCCGAATTCAAACCAAAGCTGCAGCCCTATCTAAAATCGATTACGATAATGCGCGCGGTCAAGGACGCCATGACATATGTCGGGGAGTATCGGGGTCCGGTGCTTTCGATCGCAGACGATGCCGAGTCCTGTCGGATCCTGCACCGCCTTGGTTTTTCACACCTGCATGGAGCGTGGTACGGATGGCTTTTTTAGCAGCAATCGCGGTCGGTGGGGCACAAGCCATCGCCGGCTACAAAAAGCAGCAGGCTCATATTGCGCAGGCCGCAAAATTCCGTGAAGCCAAGAATCGCCGCATGGCCGCCACGACTCGTGAGATGGCCGCGGAAAAGCGCAAACAAGCATTCATTCATTCTCGCGCGGTGGTGGTCTCCGCCGCATCAGGAGCCGGAACTGACGCCGGCATGGTTAAGCTGCTCGCGGATCTCAATGCCGAGGGGCAGTACCGCGTCATGTCAGTGCTGTGGGCCGGCCAGAACGATGCCGAGGGTCTGATTGCCCAGGCTGAGGCTGAGGAACAAGCCGCGGATGATGCGCTCGTCATGGGCGTGGTCAAGGGTGTCACCAGCGCATTCTCTGCCTACAGCGCGGCCGGCGGAACCTTCGGTAACGCAACACCGCCACCAGCAGCAACAGCAGCCAGTGGTGGCGCATCGATCTCCTCGAGGCCGGCAGGCTTTGAATCTGAACGGTGGGGCTTCTGATGACCTCCATCAAGAATTTCCGCGTCGACTCGTTCGTCTCAGGCCTCGCCATCAAGGCCCCGGTCAACGTCGCAACGGATCTGCCGATCACGCTCAGTGCTGAGCAGACGGTCAACGGCATCGCGCTACTGGTTGGAGATCGATGTCTGGTCAAGGACCAAGCTGATCCGATTGAAAACGGCATCTACAACGTCGAGATTTCTGACTGGCAGCGCGCTGGCGATATGGATGGCAACCGCGACATAGTCGGTGGCACCGTGGTCCCGGCCTACCGGCAGTCTGATGGTGTGTTCGTTTACTGGATCATCGATGGCACTCCTGATGCGCTCGAGCCCAATGTCGATGCGCTGAGCTTCTTGGTTTTCTACGATCCTGCGGCCGGCATAACTCCGACGCTACAGTCGGTCACAGATGTTGGTGCGGTCACGGACAACGTCATTCAGACCGGCACAATCTTTGTGGCCAAGGTCGACGGTGGCGAGATCCTTTGCGACTGGGACTCCGGTGCTGGTGAGTGGATGCAGCTTGGCGCCGGCACTGGAACAGCCAGCCGTGTCACGGCGACTGGTGGCAATCTCGAGTTCGTTGCCAGCGGCGGCTCGGTCTCGGTGATTGGCGGCAGCAACTTTCAAGTCATCGCCGGCGGCACGATTTACAACCAAGAAAAGACAACTCCGAATGGCAATCTGGTTGGCTACGGCCAGTTTTGGGTGCGCGACGATGCGCCCAACACGCCGATGTTCACTGACGACACCGGCGTCGATCATGTGCTCAACGCTGCGCCGTCATTCTCAGCGCCGCTGGTGCTGCTCGATGACGAGTATATTGAGCTCGGAACTTCCACGGACGCAACGATCCGCTGGACACCAGCAAGCCTGCCAAGCGCCGAGGCCGGTCTGGAAATAGACATGCTCGCCGCAGGTTCGACCATTGCACTACTGAGCGCGCCCAAGGTCAGGTTTTACAACAACTTCGGCACCGGCTACGTGCAGATAGAAAATACCGGCGTACTGGCGCTGAGCAATCTTGAATGGACCTCGTCCGGCGGCCTGTCGAATATCGATTACGACGCCGGTCCGTGGAACCACAACGACAATCGATTCTTGCATCCATTGATCGACGATTATGCTATCCAGCATGCTACGGCCGGCTCGGCCGCTGGCGTCCTGGACATCGATTTCGAGGATGGCAACAGCCATTTCCTGACACTCACCGAGAACGTCTCGACGATGACGCTCTCCAATCCGCCTGTCTCCGGCCGACTCGGGCAGGTCGAAATTGAGATCCTGCAGGACTCGGTTGCGCGCACGATCGCGTGGCCAGCATCCGTGCAATGGCCCGGTGGCACGGCTCCTGATCTGACTACCACGAGTGCAACCTATCTCGTGCATCTGCGGACGCGCGACGGTGGCACAACCTACCTGGGCACGTTCCTCGAGAACTTCTCCTAATGCCTTTGCTCGGTGGAGCAGCGAAAATGGCTGGCGCTCTCAGCGGGGTGATCTTTGGGCTGACTGGTAGTGACCCAAAGGTCAACGGGCCGGGTAACGAGAACAACAATTTCAACGTCACTTCAAACTTGTATGTTGATAGAGATGGCGGCATCCGCAGGCGGCGAGAGAACTATGGCTCGTTTGCCATCTTCGATGCTGGCACGTACTCGAATGGAGATGAGAGCGACGCTGGATTTGGAGATGACTACCATGTCAAGGTGACGCATCTCGTCGGTGTGAATAACTACTCGTCGGGCGACACTGAGGATGCTTGGGTGGCCCTGACAACTGACCGCTCATGGCAATTCGTTGAACAAAGAGTTGGGCCGGATAGTGGTACTGCTACCTGGACCGTTGCATTTTCTGATGACGGTGGCTCTACAACACTGGACTCATTTGTATTTCAAGATGAAAGAAGTTGGGATAGCCCATAATGTCACTGAAACTACCTTCCGTCCTGGACTACGGCACACGGCCATCGCTGAAATCTAATCGCGTCGACCGAGTGCATCCCGAAGGCGTCGAGCTCGCTGAGTCTGTGGCTCAGGCTGCCGGCACGTTCGCAACGCTGTACGGCCAGAAAAAGCAAAAGGACAGCCGGCTGCAATACGCGCTGGCCAAAAACGAGATCATGGCGCTCGACCTCGCACAACGCGAGTCGCTCAAGGATCGCAATGACTGGGAAGCATTTGACACTGACTACTCGAACGGCTTTAACAAAGGCCGTGACGAGATCCTCGGTCGCCACGCCAGACTGTCAGGGACCGACCGTGCACTCCTGTCGTCAGAATCAGATCTGATCCGTGAAAGGGGCCGTGTCGCTGCTGGTTCACTGGCCCGTGACATGGAGATCGATCAGGGCCGCGCAGGCATTGAGCGCGGGCTCGACGAGGCTCTCGAGGCAATCCAGCTGGAAGCTCCGGAGAACCAGACTAAACTCATGCTGCAGGCAATGGAGACGATCAACGCTGCCCGCGACGAGGGCGGCTGGTATGACGACACGGAAGCCGAAGCCCTGATACAGGGATTCGTTGCCAAATCCGCAGTAAGTGCGCTCGAGAACATGGACAAAGAGGACATGATCCGTGAGATCGAGCTCTCTCTGGCACACCGCGACGCTCGAGGGCCGATCACTCGCAAGAAAATCATGGCTGGCGAGGGCTCGAATTCGGTGGCTGATTTCCTGCATGCCAACGATCTCAAGGACATGCTCGAGAAGGGCAAGGACGAACACAAAAACGCGACTCAGTACGCGACTATTTACGACATCAGCGACGATGTTTTCGCGGAGATCTCCGGCCTCAAGGCCGCGGACATCGACGCGCGCAATAAGCTGGCGCTATCGAAACTCGACAAGAGCGATCCGGATTGGGGCGAGATGCGAACGCGACTGCAGGCCGAGCTCAACGCGCGAACCAATCGTGAGCTCAACAACAAAGCCCGGGCCCATAGCGAGGCGGGCCTCGAGGTCACAAACTGGGTCGATGATCAGGTTGGCCTTGCCGCTGGCGATGATGACGTCGAGGTCCCAACGGTAGGGACTCTGCGGCAAATGGAGATCTGGCAAGAACTGTCTCCGGATGGCAAATTGCAACTCGAGAAGTACGTCCAGCAACGCGCTGACGGCCACGAGTTTGCGCTGACAAATGACAGTGAATTCGAGCACTGGTGGCGCATGCTGTCTCCGGAGGAGAAAATCGAGCAGTTGCCGCTTATGGATTCAGCGAAATTTAAGACTCAACTCACGAGGGGCCAGCGCGATGCCTGGATGAGGGAAGCCGAGGCCCACCAGACCACCAAAGCCAGACCGGGCACTCTCAAGCTGTGGCGTGGTGATACCCAGGACGAGGTCCTGCGGAACGTCCTCGTTGGCGAGACAGGCCTGTTTCCGCGGTCATACCCGCCGAGTGCGACCGGGGTTATGGCCAAACGATACCTGCGAATTGACGCGGCCGTGAACAAGGCGCTGACCGAGGAGTCAATGCGCCGCATTTTCGAGGGCGGCACTGGCGAGATGATGCCGGAAGATATTTACAAGATCACATCCGAGATTGCCAGCCGAGAAGTTATGGTTCGCGAGGGAGCATGGGGCAGGATGGGCGACCGACGCACAATCGAGGCCGAGCTCGTTCGCGTTGACAAGCAAACTGGGGCAATTCAATTTGAGGCCGCGGCTGAGGAGGCTTACGTGCCGATCGAGCAATGGCGCTCTAACGTCAGTGACGTCCAACATCCGACCGAGGATCGAAACAAGACGGTGGAGGAGCTCCTGCGCAGCTATTCTGGTGATCCAGCAGGCGTCAGCGACTCGGATCTCGAGGAGGCATATTTCTACCTGAATGCTCTGCCTGAAAGCACCGGCCTGGATTACGCGCGCCGTCGCATCAGGGGCGAGGATGGCCTCTAATGCCGCAGGAGTCATACACTGAGCGGCTGGAACGCGAGCAGCGTGAAGATTTTGGTCTCCGGCACGGGGATAAGATAAACGCCGATTACAAACGATCCCAAGAAGTGCTGCGCCTGCAGGGCATTACCAGCTTGCCTGAGCAACTGATCGAGGCCGATTTCGATAACGTCTCCGAGCAGGTCCGGCGACGAGAATTCGATCCAGATAAGTACAAAGAGAGCGCGCCGGCATGGCGTCGGTTTGCGTCCGAAAATCCTATGAACCTTGCGGTGCTCAAGCACGACGAGGAATGGATGACGCAATACGAGGAGGCCTATCGCGAGCTCGATTCGACCACAATGGCTGATCGAGCCTTTTCACACGGCTTTGACGCGATCCGGTGGGGCACGGCACCAATCCGCAATGCGTGGACCTCGTCCTGGGCACAGAATAAAATGCTCAATATCGGCACTCGTCAACAACTCGGAGACATCCGTCCCGAGGACGAGGAGGATCTCGCAGAGCTCCGTAAGTATTCGGTTTCACACGACTTTGGTGCCGATTGGTCAGCGCCGATCGTTTGGCTGACTGGCGAGTCTGCCAACATGATCGTCTCCGGCAAGCGACGTCTCGAGCGTGGCCTGCAATACGGGTTCCTGGGCGCCACTATGGGTGGTGCTTACGGCGCTGCCGGCGGCACGGTCATCCTGCCCCTTGGTGGCACGGCAGTCGGTGGCGCAGCTGGTGCAGTCGGTGGCTTCTATACTGGATTCACGCTTGGCGCATTGGGCGGCGGTGTCGAGATTGGCGCCATGCTCGGTAAGGGCGAGGCCTATCTCGAGTACAAAGACATGGGCTTCAATCATCAGGATGCTGCTTGGGCTGCGGAGATCTCCGGCAACATCAGCGGTGTGATCGAGGGAACCATTGGCGGCGTATTTTTCGACAAGCTGCCCGGTGTCCGACAGCTGACTGGCAAGGGCAGTCGTGAGATCGTCAAGCAACTGCTCAACAAATCATCATTCCGGCAGGTCGCAGGACGTGCGGCATTTGACTACGGGGTTGGCGTCACTGGCGAAATAGTCACTGAGGTCCTGCAGGAAGCCACCATGATCACGCTTGGGGAGATACTCAAGGGGCAGGTCCCAGGTGTAGCGGAGGACCTTACAGGGGCAGAGATTGCCGATCGCATAGGGGAGGTAGCTGTCGAGACGCTCAAGGCGACGTTCCTGATCGGCGGCATGGGCCCGGGGAGTCGCCTGTTTATGGATGGCCGGCGCGTCCGCAACGCTGAGAACTTTTCCACGGCGCTCAAGGATCTGGCCAAGGGAGTGCAGAAAGCCGATTTGCCGAAAAACTTGCCGGATCACTGGAAACGCTTTGTTGAGATGGTCTCCGAGGGTAAGGAGATGGACAACATCGCCATGCCTGTCAAGGCTTTCGAGCAGTATTTCATGGAGCAGGGGGTTGATCCGACTGATGCAGCCGCGGAGCTTGGCATCACGAACCTCGAGCTCGCCCGCATGGGCGATGGTGACGTGCAGATCCCGATACTGGAATTCGCCAACAAGATCGCCGCCAAGCAGGAAGTGTTCAATCAGATGTTGCCGAATCTCAGGCCACACGAGGACGCATTCACCTACAACGAGGCGCAGCAATACCTCACGGACCGTGACGAGGTCATGTCGATCCTCGAGCAGGGTGCGGCAAAGATCCGCACGACCGAGGAGGACGCTGACATCGAGGTGATCGTGAAAGACATCGAGGGCCAGCTGATAGCCACTGGCTACGACGAGCTCTCTGCTGGTCAGCTTGGTCAGATATTGCGGGGCATTGGCGTCATGGCCAAGCGTGAGGGGCTCGATCCTCTGCCGCTGTTCGAGCAGGTGTTCGGCGGCGTGAAGCGCACAACCGAGGGCGAGCATGCACGAGGCGAGGACATCGATCTGCTGGTAGATCCGCTGCTCAATAACCTGCGCGAGGGCAAGTTCCCAAGCCAGCGCGATATGTTTGGGCCCTCGCTTATGGACTTCATCGTCGCATCAGGCGGCATCAATGTGGGCGATCCGGAGCTCGTAGCAATGGACTTCGACATTGGTGTGCAGGATCTCGGGGTCAGCAAGGCCAAGGTCAACCGCTGGAAAACCGAGGGCAAGGAGCTCGCGCACATAGCTGAGATCGCTGCCGAGGCTGGTTACATCGAGGCCAACGACGAGGCCATGCTTATTGCCGCCATCAGGGAGGAGGTCGCAGGTCGTCAGATCTACGGATCTCGTGATAGTGGTGACATCAGCCAGCGAGAACTGAGCATCACCATGGACGAGCTCGCGAACATCATCAGCGATGCTGCCCTCGACCTGGATACCATGACCAATGCGGAGATCCGCAAGGCTCTCACTGAGCGTGTAACGCTTGCGCAGATTGACAGCAAAGGCCTGACCGACATCACCGCACTGGTGCTGCAGCAAGTAGGCCTCACCGAGGCGCTACTGACTGAGTCCGACAAGGCGCCATATAGCGAGCATAACAAGATTGATGCCACGCTCGGACGCGCAGCTGCGATGCTGCCGATGATTGATGAGGCTCAGGACTTTGGCGATTTGACAATATCTGATAGGGTTCGCATCCAGGAGACCGGAAAGCGTGGCACGAGGACGGTCAAAGCACAGACTGAATTTCGCCGCGCGGTCAAGCGTAAAAACCTCGTTAAAAGGCTTATGGATTGCCTAAGTGCCTGAAAAACCTATAACCATTGCAGAGCTCAATAGGGCCAAATCTCAGGGCGCTGAGTTCGACTTCGATCCTGATGTGCTCACAATCGAGCGTTTCGGAGATCTCATTGACGCTCTGAATACGATGGCGGCAAATGAGTCTGAGCGCATTCGCGCCGACATAGCCCGCAACCAGACCAATCTCGAGATCATGGGCGCTCTACAGAACATGATCAAAAAGGCGGGCTCCGGCCCTGCTCCGGTCCCAATGGATCTCACCCCAATCAAAGACCTGCTCGAGGAGATCCGCGCGTCCTCGGTTCGCGAGCCGGTCGACTACGATTTCAATATATTGCGGAGCGGCCCTGGGCTGTCGCCGGCAGTCAAAATAGAAGCCCGGGCCATCAAACCGACACACCACTAACCAGAGGCAACGGATATGCCATTTCCAACAGCAGCACTCGATCCCCATTGCATTAGCCAGGGACGCATTCAAGCAGTCACAGATCTCGTGTTCGGTGCGCCGACTGGCGACGCCGTAACGATCACGAGCGCCACCTCGGAAATTCCCGTGATGAAAGACAAGGAATTTTTCGAGATCCGCGGCAACAGCAACGCGGTAAACAACGGTCTGTATCAGGTCGATGACGTTGCGCCGGCAGCCAACACCACTGACGTCCGCAAGGTCTCTGGTGCCGATCCAGTTGTCGAGGCCGTATCTGAGAACAACGACATCCTGTGCTCGTTGGACAGCGCGATCTCGGACGCTGACTGGAACAACGCCGCCGGTGAGACGGTGGACATCATCTCGGTT